TCAGTCTCGCCTGGAGCTGACGGCTCGGCTGATGGCCGAGGGCATGAAGAAGCTCTTTAAGGGCATTTTGTTCCTGCTCACTACGCATCAGGACAAGCCACGGATGGTGCGCCTGCGCAATCAGTGGGTGGCTATTGATCCTCGCGGCTGGGATGCGTCGATGGACGTGACGGTCAACATTGGTCTGGGCAACGGCGACACGAATGAGCGCCTGCAGGGGATGATGATGGTCTTGCAAAAGCAAGAGCAGATCATGGGCCAGTTGGGTCTGAGCAATCCTTTGGTGACTCCTCAGATGTATTCGCGCACCTTGCAGAAGGTGGTGGAGTTGTCTGGCTTTAAGGATGCATCTCAGTATTTCCAGATGGTTCCTGCCGACTTCCAAATCCCGCAGTCCGAGCCCAAGCCGACCCCTGAAGAGGTCTTGGCGGGTGTGCAGGCTGAGTCGATTCAGGCTGACATCCAGAAGAAGGCTGCAGAGTTGGAACTCAAACGCGATCAGATGATGCGCGATGATGACTACCGGCGCGACCAGTTGGCGCAAGATTTCTTGCTCAAGAAGTACGAGCTGGAATTAAAGTATGGCACCCAGATCAGCAATGCCGAGTTGATGGCAGCGCAGAATATGGATCGTGAGGCAATGCGTCAGCAGACTGCTTTGGTGCAGTCTGCGGTGCAAGCAGCGCAGGCGCAGCCGCAGGTTGTTCCTGTACCCATCAACCTTAATGGAATGGCTCAATGAGTGATGAAGAGGCAGTAAGGAAAGGAAGAAAGGCGCAGCAACTGCTGGAGGATGAGACTCTGGTGGCTGCGCTGACAAAACTGGAGAACGATCAGCTTTGGATATTCAAGTCAACGAGGGCAGATGAGTCGGCAAAGCGCGAGCAGTGCTGGTCTATGCTCCGGGCCATTGAGAGCCTGAAGACTGAGCTTACAAAGGTGATCGACAACGGCAAGGTGGCGCAACGCGCCATTGAGCGTGTTCAAAACAAATAAAGGAATTGACCAATGAATGCACCGACGCCCCAGGCAAGTGCGCCATCTGGCCCCATGAATATGGATCAAGCGATCCAAGCACTCGCAGCCATACTGCCTGAAGAAGGACAACAGGACGGCGGCGAGACGCAAGAGTCTCTACCTGAAGAGGAAGAGACTGCGGCGTCCTCTGAGGAGTCTCTGGATACTGAAGACGCATCCAGCGAAGAGACTGAGGACGAACAATCCGAGTTAGAAGAAGACACCCAGGAAGAGGACAAAGCCCAGGTTTTCACCGTCAAGATTGACGGTAAGGAAGTCGAGGTCACTTTGGACGAACTCCAGAAGGGCTATTCACGGACTCAGGATTACACCCGGAAGACGCAGCAGGTAGCGGAGGCGCGTAAAGCTGCCGAGGCGCAACTGCAGGCGATCCGGGCCGAGCGTGAGCAATATGCTCAGTTGTTAGGTGCGTTAAGTGAGCAAGTGAAATCCGCTGCTGATCCGCAGATTGATTGGGATCGTCTTTATCGTGAAGACCCCATTGAGTATGTACGGCAGCGGGAGGTGATGCGAGAAAACAAGGAAAAGGCTGCAGCTATTCAGGCCGAACAGCAGCGGCTCTCCGAGATCTCGCAGCAGGAGCAGATGCAGCAACTCCAAGCCGTTAAGGCGAAAGAGTCGCAGGCTCTGCTGGAAGCGATTCCGTCATGGAAAGACCCGGCCAAGGCCAAGGCCGAGAAAGCCATGCTGGTTGAATTCGGCCAGAAGATGGGATTTACACCTCAAGAGCTTGGGAACATTTACGACCACCGGGTGGTCTTGGCGCTGCGTAAAGCGGCGCTCTATGACCAGATGCAGGCCAAGCGCCAGGACATCAAACCCGTGACGAACAACGGGCCTAAACCTGCCAAGCCTGGAGCAGCAGGAAGGGTTTCACAGATGAGCGATAGCGTTCGCGCAAAACAGCGTCTTGCCAAGACAGGCCGTGTCGAAGATGCGGCTTCCGCAATTGCACTTCTTTTGAAATGAGGTAAATCATGGCTATCGTGACTAATACCTTCACCACGTACTCTGCAAAGGGTATCCGTGAAGATCTGAGCAACGTTATCACCAACATTGCTCCCGAAGAAACCCCGTTCATGTCGAACATCGGCAAAGAGAACGTGACCAACACCCTGTACGAGTGGCAGACCGACACTCTGGCCGCTGCTGCTGCTAACGCACAGCTTGAGGGTGATGACGTTACGTCTTTCGACTCCGTGACGGCCACTGTGCGTCTGCAGAACTATGCGCAAATCTCGCGCAAGACGATCATCCTGTCCAACACCGAAGAGGTGGTGAACAAGGCTGGCCGTCGCTCTGAGGTGGCGTATCAGATTGCCAAGCGCAGTTCTGAACTGAAGCGCGACCAAGAGTTTGCGATGCTGAACAACGCTGGCACTACCTCTGGTAGCACCACCGCTGCTCGCACCTCGGCCTCGCTGGGCGCTTTCGTGAAGACCAACGTCGACTACGACACGACCAACGGCGGCAATCCGACCTACACGACCCTGCCCACCGCAGGCCGTACTGACGGAACCGTGCGCACCTTCACTGAAACCATTCTCAAGAATGTGATTCAGAAGGTCTGGACTCAGGGTGGCAACCCCAAGATCCTGATGACGGGCCCCATCAACAAGCAGCGCGTTTCTGGCTTTGCTGGCATTGCCTCTTCGCGTTTCAACATTGATGGCGGTGCGCGTCCTGCCACCATCATCGGTGCTGCCGACATCTACGTTAATTAATGGCGTCGATAAGCAGTAATGCTTATTTGTAACTGGGTGAATTCGGTGAACCTCCTACCTGCTAGCCGAGCAAAGGACAATACCGAGCCAAGCCGCGAAAGCGGAAGGTGTAACGACTAGAGGCGGGAGCCTCGTAGGGCCAAGCGGCCCGAAGTGCCCAGCCCCTCGCAAGAGGGTGAAGAGATAGTCTGATCTGCTAGGTAACTAGCAGCCCCGCAAGGGGGATGAGAAAGTAGCGAATCTCATCTAACATAGTGCAGTGATTTCGGCAACGTGCAAGTGGTTCCCAACCGCTTCCAGCGCGAGCGTGATGCATGGGTTCTGGATCCCGATTACGCAAAGATGGTCGTTCTGCGTCCGTACCAGCAGGTTGAACTCGCTAAGACCGGCGACGCTGAGAAGCGTATGCTGATCGTCGAGTGGGGCCTGAAGGTTCTGGCTGAGAATGCCCACGGTCTGGCAGCAGACTTGGTTACTTCCTAATAGAAGCAACGGAAGGAGTCGGGGAAACCCGGCTCCTTTTTAACAATGACAGAAAAAAAACTCTTTGACGTGAACCCGGATCTCGGGATCACCCGCACATGGCATTACGATGAAGAAAAAGACGAGGCCACGATCCAGACGCAGCAGGATGTGACCGCGATCATTGAGGAGAACAAGCAAGAATTTAATCAGGTGGATGAACGCGCACGATGGGGCGAATGGTCTCGCGTGGCGTCTATCCCTCTGAGCCTCTACTATCAATTGAAAGCAGAGGGCAAGCTAGACGATGAGGCATACATGAAGCGCTGGCTCAACGATCCCGATAATCGTCACTTTCGCGTGAGGCCCGGCGAAGTATGAAAACGAACTACATCGCGGTCTGCACTCCCGCCAGGGACATGGTGCATACGATGTTCACCTATGACTTGGTGAACATGGTCTGCTATCACACACTGAACACGAACGATGCTGTATCTCTGAAGATCAGCGAGGGCACTCTGATCGCTAACCAGCGAGCTGAGTTGTCACTAGATGCGATGCGTGAGGGCTGCTCTCATCTGCTCTTCGTTGATTCGGATATGCGTTTCCCGCAGGACATGATCTCGCGGCTGCTCAAGCATGATCTGGACATCGTGGCAACGAACTGCGCCCGCAGGCGTATGCCTACCGGCCCAACAGCTCAAATCTACAAAGAAAACGGGGATCGTGAGCTGGTCTGGACGATGCCAGAGAGTACCGGCCTGCAGGAAGTTGGCTCTGTAGGCATGGGCGTGATGATGATTAAGGCTGAAGTCTTTAAGGCTTTGAGCGAACCCTGGTACGAAACGCCCTGGAGGCATGACAAGCGCGGCTATATCGGAGAAGATGTGTTCTTCTGCAAAAAAGCACGCGAGGCTGGCTTTAAAATCTGGATTGACCATGACGTCTCGAAAGAGATCGGTCACATTGGTATGTTTGAATTCAAGCACGACCATACCTGGGCGATCAAGGATCTGGAAAACGCGAGGGAATCGTAATGGCCCTGACCACCTACAACGAGCTGAAAACGTCTGTCGCGGATTGGCTGAACCGCACCGATCTCACGGCGGTGGTGCCTGACTTCATCTCTCTTGCGGAAGCGCAGATTGAGAGGAAGCTGCGCACCCGCCAGATGATTGTGCGGGCCACGGCATCCATTGACACGGAATACAGTGCCGTGCCTGCTGACTTCTTGGAAACCAAGTCGATCAAGCTGAACACGAACCCTGTGACGGCTATGCAGTTTGAATCCATTGATGCCTTGGATGCCATGAAGGCCACGATGTACCTTGCTGCAGGCAAGCCTCAGTATTTCGGCATTGTGGGTGGTCAGCTTCGCGTCTTGCCTGTTCCTGACAGCACCTACACGGCAGAACTGACCTATTACGCCAAGTTGACCAAGCTATCAAGCACTGTGTCTTCTAACTGGCTATTGGCTCAGGCTCCTGACGTTTATCTTTACGGGGCGCTGATGCAGGCTGCTCCGTATTTGAAGGACGATGCCCGGATCACGATCTGGTCATCCATGTATACGCAGGGGCTGGAGGACTTGCAAGTCGCGGATGATCGCGGTGCAACGTCTGGCGGTTCGATTCTGATGCGGGCTAGGACTTTCGGATAAAGGAGTATTGAGATGTCATCGTTCACCGACTACACAGAGAACCTTGTTCTCACTTGGCTTCTGACCAACAGCAGCGCAACCCGGCCTACGGCTTGGTTCGTTGGCTTGTTCACTGCTGCGCCTTCTGACACGGGTGGCGGCACTGAAGTCTCTGGCAACGGCTACGCCAGGACTGCCACGGGCACGATCAGCGTCTCTGGCACCTCGCCCACGAATGCCACCAATTCGGCTGCAATTGAGTTCCCTGCCGCCTCTGGTGGCAACTGGGGCACGATTGGCTGGGCTGCGATCTTTGATGCCTCTACAGGCGGGAATATGCTGGCCTGGGCACCTTTGAGTACCTCGCGCACCATCAACAATGGTGACGTGCTGCGGATTCCTGCTGGCGATCTGGACGTCACCTTGACGTAACGACATGGCAGCTTACGGCAGCGGCCCGTATGGGCAAGGCAATTATTCCTATGGCGTAAGCCTCGCTGCCGTAACTATTGCCGCCAGCTCGGCGGCTTCTTTTTCTGCGGTGCGCTATGCCATAGGCGCATTTACCGCTGCATCTGAATCAGCGATGTCGGCCTCGGCCAATGTCGTTAAGGATGCATCTTTTTCTGTCTCCGCATCGTCTGAGATGTCTGCATCGGCGCAGCGCGTGGCTGTGGCCGCTGCAACGGTTGCCGCATCTTCGGAGTGCAGCGTCTCGGCTCTACGCTATGCGATAGGCGCATTCACGGCCTCCAGCGGCTCCGAGATGAGTGTCTCGGCTCTGCGCTATGCCATTGCCTCCTTTGCGGCTGCAGATGAGAGCGCGATGTCTGTCAGCGCCATCCGGGTGCCGCTGATCTCTATCGTGATTGACGCCTGGGCGCAGATGACGGTCAGCACCAGCGTGGTGGTGAATCAGGCGGTTTCGATCAGCGCTGAGTCATCCGTCTCCGTCAATGCGGTGCGCTATCAGTTCCCCAGCATTGCCTTCGCGGGAGCCTCTGGTTTTAATGTTTCTGCTATCCTAAAATGGACGCCAGAATCTGACACCTCAGAAACATGGACGAGCATCCCAGACACCTCAGAGGTCTGGACTGCGGTTTCTGATGAATCTACAAGCTGGGACGCGCAGAGCGACACTCCCGAGTCTTGGACTCCCGTATCTCAAAACTCTGAAACATGGCAGATTGCCGCATGAGGTGAAAAATGGCCGATACCACGACGAGCAACCTTCTGTTGACCAAGCCAGAGGTCGGTGCATCAACCGATACCTGGGGCACCAAGATCAACACCGATCTGGACAGCATTGATGCGGTCTTTGCGGCTGGCGGTACTGGCACCAGCGTGGGCCTGAATGTCGGGGCTGGCAAGACGCTGAACGTCTCTGCAGGAACCTTGTCTTTGGCTGACGATCAGATCAGCGGCGACAAGATTCAAGGCGGCACGATTGGATCGACCACGATCACGACGCTCACCTCCACCACGGTCAATGCCACCACTGTCGATACTACCAATATTGAGGTGACGAACCTCAAGGCCAAGGATGGCACATCGGCAGGCTCTATTGCTGATTCGACGGGTGTGGTGACGCTGGCAAGCTCAGTGCTGACCACCGCCGACATCAATGGCGGCACACTGGATAACGTGGTGATTGGTGGTGGCACCGCTGCTGCGGCATCTGTGACTACGCTGAATGCATCTGGCAACGTCACCCTCTCTGGCGGCACCGCCAACGGCGTGGCCTACCTCAACGGCAGCAAGGTGCTGACCACGGGGTCTTTGGTGACATTTAATGGAAGCACGTTTTCAGTAGGTGGTGGTACAAACGGCTCGCGCTTTACAGTGCTTGGGGCAGGAGCAGTTGCGGGATTTGATACCGGATCGGCCAATGATGGTCGGGTTGAGTACGCCTACAACGGCACAAACGTCTTCTACACCGGCATCGACAGTTCATCTCTGATGACGCTCATGGCCCGTAGCGGCGTGTCGCTTGCGTTTGGCGCAAACGGCTCCGAACAAATGCGCCTGACCAGCACAGGGCTGGGCATTGGGACGAGTTCGCCTGCTGCTCTATTGCACCTTTCATCGGGTTCTGGAACCAAAGCAATTTGGGGAACGACTCGTAACTTTACGGTCAATCGGAACTGGCAGGTGGCAGTTGATGAATATGCCGAGGGGCA